TATGACGCAGCTGCTGCTCTAGATGAGAAAGGTGTTTCTAGTGATGGTCGTGTAGGTGTTCTTAACCCACGTCAGTACTATGAGCTAATTCAACAGGTTGGTGAGAACGGTCTAGTTAATAGAGACGAGCAAGGTTCTTCACGTCAGAAAGGTAATGGAATCGTAGAAATTGCAGGTATTAAGATCTACAAGTCTATGAACATCCCATTCTTCTCTAACTACGGTACTAAGTTTGGTTCTGGTTCTGCAACTAACCCTGGAGTTACCGATCCTGGTAACACTGGTTCATTCGTAGGTGAAGCACTTGTTGATGAAAGAGCTGGTTCTAGCGCAACTAAGACTGTTAACTCATACGGTAACAACACTGAGTTCGCTAACAGCTGTGGCTTGATCTTCCAGAAAGAAGCTGCAGGTTGTGTTGAGGCTATTGGTCCTCAAGTACAAATCACCAGTGGTGACGTATCCGTGATTTATCAGGGTGACGTTATCCTTGGTCGTTTAGCAATGGGAGCTGATTCATTGAATCCAGCTGCTGCTGTTGAACTATTCGCAGGTACAGCAACTGCACCATCTGCACTTACATAGTGCAAAGTAATGGGAGTCTTTATGGCTCCCTTTTTTTTTATATATAATTATGGCTACCACAACAACTGAACTCGATACCGAATTATCCGCAGTCAATTCAATACTGGGAGCCATCGGTCAGTCACCAATAACCACCCTTAACTTTACGAATCCAGAAATATCATTTATATACAATATCCTCAATGAAGTAAATAAGGATGTACAGAATGAAGGCTGGCATTTTAATACTGAGAATCATATAAAAATTAGTCCAGATTCTAATAAGCATGTAACGCTTCCTGCTAATACTCTTAGGTATGATCTGAATGATGGACTATCTGATAGAACAAAAGATGTAGTAACTAGAAATGGAAGACTATATGATCTTGTACATCACACAGATGAATTTGATAGTGACGTCTATATAGATGCAGTAACTCTTTATCCATTTGCTGATCTACCAAATGTATTTCAAAGATACATAACCTATAGAGCAGCTGTAAGAGCAGCTACACAACTAGTATCTAACCCACAACTAGTACAACTACTACAACAAGATGAAGCTAAATCAAGAGCATCTTGTATTGAATACGAATGTGATAAAGGAGATCCATCATTCTTTAACATCCCACATGAATCAGGATATAGACCTTATACACCGTTCTCTGTACTTAGTAGATAATGTCAAATGTAACTCAAACAATACCCTCTTATATAGCTGGACTATCTCAACAACCTGATGAACTTAAAATCCCTGGTCAAGTTAATGTAGCAAAGAATGTTTTTCCAGATATCACAGAGGGTTTATCTAAAAGACCAGGAACTAGATTCATTAAACAATTAGATGCAGATGGTACAGCTACAGATTCACAAGATCAAGGTAAATGGTTTCACTACTACAGAGATGAGACTGAACAATACTTAGGTCAGATCAGTCGAACAGGTGATATCAATATGTGGAAGTGTAGTGATGGTAGTTCTGTTACTGTCAATTCCAGTGGAAATAGTTCTGCTATGGCTACTTATTTAACACATACTGCTGATCAAGATATCCAAACTTTAACTCTAAACGATTATACCTATATAACTAATCGTACTAAGAATACTGCTATGTCTTCTACTAAAGAAGCTGCTAGACCTCCAGAGGCATTTATAGAGTTAAAGAAAGTAGCTTATGCTAATCAATATGCAGTTAATATATTTGATAATACAAATACAACTACAGTCACTACTGCTACACGTATAAGAGTTGAGTTAGTTAAATCAAGTAACAACTACTGTGATGCAAATGGTTTTATGCTTGAACATGCAGGTAGAACTTCAGCAACGATAAGGTGTAATAAGGATGCAGGAGATGGTAGAGATGCGTATGCACCTAATGTAGGTACTCGTATATTTTCTATAAACCATAACTCATCTCTTACTGACGATAGTGCAACTGGTGGAGTAAAGGCAGCTTCTGCTGGTAATACTTCTACATCATATAACTATACTGTCAGTGTATATAACAGTAGTGATCAAGCAGGTCAAACTGGCAGATCAAACCTTTACTTCCGTATAACAACTACTGGTCAGTCAGTACCTTATACAGAGGGTAGTGGTACTAACCAAGAAACCACATACCAAGCAAGATATACAACTACAAACGATTTACTACATGGTGGTGAAGGTTGGTTAACTGGAGACTACTTTTATGTTTGGTTAAAAGATGGTTATTATAAAGTAATTATTGAAGAAACTAGTGCATCTAAAGTACAAGCTAACCTTGGATTAATTCGACCAAATCCAACCTCATTTGATACTAAAACAACAGTTACAGCTGAAAGTATTCTAGGTTCTATTAGGACAGGTATATTAGGAAACAGTAATGGTGGTACTAACACACTTTATCAATGGAAAGATGATGAAGGTAATGATTATCATTGCAAACAAATAGGTAATGGTCTTTATATCAGCCGTCCAACAGCTCAAGGATCGTTTAATATCTCTTCACCCGTAGGAGAGTTGTTGAATGTACTAACTGATGCAGTAGAAGATGTAGCTGACTTACCTAAACAATGTAAACATGGTTATGTAGTTAAAATATCTAATAGTGAAGCTGAAGAAGATGATTACTATGTGAAATTCTTCGGTAATAACGATAGAGACGGTGATGGTGTCTGGGAAGAATGTGCAATGCCAGAAACTGATATTGAATTTGATGCAGGTACTATGCCTCTTCAATTGGTAAGACAAGCTAATGGTACATTTACACTTTCAACTGTTACTTGGGATAACGCACAAGTAGGAGATACAAGTGTTGATGGTACTAACCCTCGACCTAGTTTCATTGACAAGGCTATTAACAAGATGATGTTCTTTAGGAACAGATTAGTCTTATTAAGTGATGAAAATGTAATCATGTCTAGACCTGGTGACTTTACTAATTTCTGGGCTAAGTCTGCTATTTCATTTACAGCTACTGATCCAATTGATATATCTTGTAGTTCTGAATATCCAGCTATTATTTATGATGGTATCCAAGTTAATACTGGTCTAGTTTTATTTACTAAGAATCAACAATTCATGTTGACTACAGATAGTGATGTACTAAGTCCTTTAACAGCTAAGATAAACTTCATATCAGCTTATAACTTTAACCATAATACTAATCCAATTTCACTTGGTACTACTATTGGTTTTATAGATAATGTAGGACAACATAGTAGATTAATGGAAATGGCTAGGGTTCTTAGAGAAGGTGAACCCGATGTTATTGAACAAAGTAAAGTTGTAAGTGAGTTATTAGATAAAGATCTAAATATAGTTTCATCATCTAAAGAAAACGGTTTTATAGCATTAAGTGAAAAGGATAAAAAAACTTTATACTGCTATAAATATTTCAATACTTCAGATAAACGAATACATCAAGCTTGGTTTACCTGGACATTCGATTGGCAAATACAATACCATTTTATTATAGACGATGCCTTATATATAGTTACAGATGATGATAGTAAGTGTATGTTATTGAAGCTTGATCTACAAATGCATAGTGATACCTTACAAACTAATACTAGTGCCAATGAATTTAAACATAGAGTACATTTAGATAATGCATATCAACTTCCTAGTAAAGCTTATAAATTCACATGGAATGGTAGTGCTAATTATATAGATGTATATACAACTGATAATCTAGGAAATGTTGGTACTGATGTTAACTTAATATTCCAACCAACATTAGCTACCCTTAATGCTACAAATGGTACGACTTATGAAGTTAAAGGTATTTATAGTGGTTATGTAAGGATAGGACCAACTACAGCAGGTGGTAGTGTTTTTGATAATGCTTCTAATGATGCTTTATTACATAGTTTACCTTTAGATGCTGCTTTAAGTGATGGTGGTAAATCTTTTGGATATGTACAAGTAAATGCTAGTAATAATTCCAGTTCAGCTATAACTACATTTATGTACGATAGTATTAATAACAAAAGCATTGCAGTAAGACCATCTACATTCAGTAATGCTGGAGTAATACATGCTATTTCTAGTACTGGTAATTATGCTGAAGTATCAGGAACAACATATTTTGAATTAGCTGGTGATTGGATGGGAGATACTAATACTTTTGTTGGTCATGAGTATGAAATGGAAGTTGAATTTCCTAAAATATTTTTAACAAGTGTACAAGGAGATGTAACTAGGTCTGATACTAGAAGTTCCTTAGTACTTCATCGTAATAAAATAAATTTAGGTGCATCTGGTTTATATCAAACAATACTTAAACGAAGAGGTAAACCAACTTATACTGAAGATCATGAAGCAGTAATATCTGATTACTCTAATTTAACTGAACTACCTGTTCAACAACTACAAACAAGAGTTATACCTATATATGATAGAAATATAAATACAACCATTACTATTAAATCGACACACCCTACACCATTAACATTGTTCTCAATGACATGGGAAGGAGACTATACAAATAAGTTTTATAAGAGTGTCTAAATTTATTCACCCAATAACATTGGAGGCTGCTAAAGAAGTAGCCTCTAACCTACGTCCAGAGGACCGTAGAGAGGTCGAAGAAGGTCATGGTATAGATGCAACAGAAGCACTATTAGATGCTGTTCAGAAGCCCTCCTGCGTGTACTTCACAGTGCCTAACGGCAAGACTGCCGGTATGGCTGGAGTAGACGTTGGAGGTCAGATCTGGATGTTATGTACACATGCTATTCATGACTACCCAATTACGTTTGCTAGAGAAGCGAGACGTTATGTAGAAAGACAACCCGATAAGTTGCTGTGGAATGTTGTTGATAAACGCAACACAGTCCATCTAAAGCTACTTCAATTCCTTGGATTCAAATTCTTACGAGAGATTGAGTTTGGTCCAAACAAATTATCCTTTATAGAATTTTGCCGTGTGTTTAGGAGCGCAACAAAGGGCTGCTAACAAAGCAGCTAAAAGAGATTATGAAATGCAACTTCAGCAAAGAGAAGCTGATTGGATGCAACAACTTTCATTAGCTGGAGCTGAAAGGTGGTAAGGCAATTAGAGATCAAGCTAAAGCTGATAAACAACAACTATTTACAAATGTTATGTGGCAGAAACAACCTGGATTTGAACCACCTAAACCTGTATATGGAAACGTAGCTATGGCTGCTTTAACTGATGGATTGAAAATAGCAAGTTCTGTCGTTCCATTAATACCAAGCTAATGACTAATTCATATAGACCAATACCAGCACCTGACTACGCTTCAGGGCTGACATCACAGTACAGAAGAGATTCACAGAACCTAGCTAACTTACAAAATGCTATGCGTCGTAATGACCAGCGTAGAGTTCAAGTGGCTGGTCAAGGGATGGAGTTAATGGGAGCTTTAGCTAATTTCTCAGCTACTGCAATGGATAAGTATCAAGAGATTAAACAGAATAAAGAAACAGAACGTCAAGGTGAGTATTTAAAACAACTAAAACAAGCAGGTATAACAGCACCAGATATTAAATTATTTAGAGACAATGCCTATAAGTTAAAAGAGGAAGGTATTGAAGAATCTAAATTAGAAAAAAGATTAGACCCAATAAAAAGAGAGGTACTTAGTTCAATTACTAAACCAGCTGATATAGTTTTCCTTTCCGAATATGCGGCAAGTGAAGCAAAGTTAAATTTAGCTGGAGATTGGGAAGCAAATAAAAGTAAAATAGGATGGGATAACGCTCTACCTTCCCATATAAGACAAGGAAAAATTAATGAATATTTGTATGGTAAAGGTGATGTAAAAGGTTTCTATGATCGTTATGGTTTATTAGATGCCTCAGGAGAGTTATTAGTTGATAGTAAGTTGTTTGATGAATCTGATGAATTCTTTTCTACATTAAATAATAAAGCTGCTAAAGAAAATAGTGCAGCTAGAGATGCCTTACTTCAAGAACAAAGAAACCTAACACTAAAAAACCATATACAAACTGGTAGTGGAGGTAAGCATTTTGTTGATGAGCTTAAATTATTAGGTAAAGAATATTCAGATGGAGATTTTAAAGCAGGTTTGCAAATTGCAAAACCTATAATAAAAAAACGACTATTAGCAGCTTTAGCTAATAATGATATTTCAGTAGATGATTTAAACAATCTACTAGATGATGAAGTAGGACGTGGAGATACAGTTGGGGAATTACAAGATCTTTATTTCAATGATAAAGATAGAGATGATTTTAGCAAAGCAATTCAAGCCAAAAGGATTGAACAGTCTGAAGCAATAGATAAGAAAAATAAAGCAGATAAAATAATAACTGAAGAAACATCTATGACTACAGCTGACTCTTTTATAACTGAAGGAAAAATAGATGAAGCTAAAACTGAACTAAATAATGCCTATACTGCCTTATATGGAAAAGGTATTAAAAGCACAAAACTAGAACAGAAGATAGCTAGTTTAGATTTCACAACTGAAAACCTCAATGCAGAAAGAAAAGAACTACAAGCAAAGCTATTAGATGGTCAGCTAACTACAGAAGAATTAAACAAAGCCTACTACCCTAATAAGGTTGAGTTTCAAGATGAAGTAGAAAAACTTGAAAGAATTAAAAACACTATTGAATATAAAAACAATCAGAAATCTCTTAAAGCTTTAATGCAATCAGAGTTGATTGTATCTGGTAATGATAGTTTCTTTAGAGGTTATGGTGCATCTATACATGCAGACTTAGAGAGAAGGTACAGAAAAAACATTCTTATGA